CAAAATTAACTGACTCTAGGTTTTGTTGAATTAATCCCATTTTACTAAGAAGCAGGAGTTGTCTTTGGCTTAGGTGCTGCTGCTTTAGGAGGAGCAGCCTTCTTGACAGGCTCAACATACTCTTCGGCCTGATTTTGACCGATTAATAGTTGAGCAACATGATTATCAAGGTCAACGGTAGAGCCAGAGTCCTTACGGACTCCAGCTACCATTACATCACGGAGGATTTTAACCTTCATGTTCTTATGTTCCGTAACAAAATGCGCCAGGTTGCTTGACCGCAAAATCAACATCTTGTAATGCAATTACTCTGACGTTACCACTTGTTGCACCAGCGTAAGGATCAACAGTCAAGTCAACACCAGACCATGTACCTAGTACAAGCTGAGAGAAGTCTCCGAAGAGAACGTCGTTGTTAGCAAGCTGGTTAGAAACAAGAGCAGGATAACCATTGATCTCGTTGCCTTCCCATACAAACTGTGCTGTGTTTGATGCCTTCTCAGTAGACTTCAATGCGCCTCTTGCAGCAGCATTAAGGATGTACTTAAGTGCGCCAGCATCAGCGTTTGCAGAAGCTACGTCTGTCTCCATGCCGATGTACTCAGCAAAAGTTCCATAAGTAGTGATTGTCTGAGTACCAATACCAGTAGTTTGAGTCAAACCTGTTGGCTGGTTAGAAGAACCTGTGCCATAGATACCAGCTCTGTCTAGTTCAAGAGCAAGAACCTTAGCTAAGTCACCTCTTACAAACTGCTCAACGTCGATTGAAGCTTGAAGAAGAGTTTTTCTTGAGAAATCAACATAACCACCCAAAGTTTTTGGTGTCATGTTCACCTGATCAAAAGCCTGTTGGCTTTCTGTAGGTGCAGATCCTTCTCCGACCCAATAAGCTGTACTCGCAGAAGTTTGGCGAGGAATACTGATATTACCAGTAAGGCCCGACAAGACAGTCGTACCTGCCTGCATTATTGCCATCCGATTTCTCAAGATGTCAATGAATGAACCTGCAAGAAGGTCGTCTGCAACTAGGTTTCCACCTGCTGTTGCTGTACCTACTGTTAAGTCTCTTTTTAGGACTTCATTAGGAACAAGGATGCCGTTTGCTGGCTTGCCATAACGCTTAGAAGCTTCTTCAGAAACTTCACGCTCAAAAGAAGCAGCGTCTTGAGCTTGTCTATCAGCAGGATTAGATAATGCGTGTAACGCTCTAAGGAATGAGAATCTCTTGACCTCTTTGGCCTCAAGACCTACTTCATTTGATGACATGTCAGTTGACCGTATAGGAGTGTTGCTTGCCTCAGATCTCTTAGATATAAGATCGAGAATTTCACCGTTGACTTCACTAACAGACTTACCGTCTTTAATGAAACCTTGGGTGAGGTCGTCTGCGCCGTGTTGACGGCAAACAGCGTAAATAGATGAAGTACGAACTTGCTCTTCTTCAAGCGCACGTTTTACTTCAGCAGCCACATCTACTTCAGCAGATCTCTCTGCTTTTTCGATGACAGGCTCTGGAGCTTCTACGGCAGTTGCCGTATCCACCACAGTTTCTTGTGATTTTTCTTCCATAGATGGAACCGAGGGTGATGCGGTTGTTGCCGCAGAACGTATCTCCTCTTCAGGAGATTTGTTATCAATATTAATAGTATTAGGTTGTGAGGGGTCAGACAAATCTTCGTTAGACGAGATTAACGACCTTCCTATCCCAACTGTAGGGTCAGCAGGTATAGGTGTGATACTCACTTCATGTACGGCCCAGTCATCTGCGACGAATGTTCCGTCCTCTTCCTCCATATTTTTGATCTGATAACCAAAGGAAATACCACGCAAAATTCCATCTTTAACGTCATCTAAGACTTCAGAAGCAAATTTATTGCGTGAAAAGCGAACTTTTGCATAAGCACGTTTAGTGTCTTTGTCGATGTATGCACGTTCGACTATTCCTATGTGGCGATCTGGATCATGGTTCCAAAGAAGGGGTGCAGCACCAGAATTTAGACGACTAAAATCAACTGATCTGTCATCATGCTTTAACACTTCTTTACCAAAATACCTTTCTACTGGGTATTCAGAACTAAAAGGAAATTCAAAAGTACGACCTTTACCGACACTTCTAAACTCAGTTACTTCTGTTCTTTGATACTTAGTTGAAGGATCTATTCTTGTCGAAGATTCTTCCTCGACCTCTTTATCTTTCTCCATTTCAGGAGAAACTTTTTCGTTTTCCATAAATTAAATCGAGGAACCTCCACCAATGATAGTTTATCTACCCAATATCATGCCTTAGTTCTTTTTTTTCTTCTAGTCGTAGGTGCAGATTTCTTTGCAATCGGCAATTCTAATTGTTCTTCAGGAGCAGGAGATCCAAGCTGATCTTTATCTAAAACGACACCTGCCTCTTCTGCTATCTCCTTTTCTCTCGCTAACTCAGCAACTATATCGTCATAATCACCACCATTAGAAGCAGCAATTACTTGAGATTTAGTCATATAACCAGCTTGCTCTGCTTCCCTATAAGCTTTAACTTCCTTCAACGGATCAACAAAGTGTTGTGCAGGTGGTGTCCATCTTGGTTTGCAATATCTTTCTGGCCTCGCTGAATAATCAATAAAATCAAGATCTCCAGATAAAGAAGCTAAAGCAAGCCACTCCTTAAAGATCCGATAATGGAAATTATCAATCAAATACTTCTGAACAACTCTCCAATGCTCTCTATCTTCTAACAAGCTCAATCTTGAACTTGAATAGTTTGTCTCACTGAAATCCCTACTTACTGTTTCAAAGGAACATCCAAAGCCACTTGCAAATCGACGAACCTTATTTTTAACGAACATCTCATACTGCTGACTTGGATAATCAATGTCTGGAACAGTGATATTCTCCTGCGGAGCTAAGTAGCGAAACGTACCTGGCTCAAAATTTTGTACTCGTTGATTAGCTTCAACTTCATCCCCAATAAGCTCTCCCTCATTATTCGTAATAAACCCCATTATGCTCGCGCCAGCACGCGCTCGAATTACTGCGGCTTCTTCGTAGCCCTGTAATTGGTGCATGTCTGCCATGACACTATGAAACCAAGGCACACCCCTGTTCTGCCCTGGCCTTTCAGGTAAATAAAGATGAATAATGTCAGACGCAGGCAAGAAAATATGTTTCCTATTATCTGTAACTGACGAAATATAAATTGCATCCCCAGGATGCTTAGTCAAAATCGCATACCTAACGGCTCTTCCCCACTCATTAACTTCCACTCCATTTCGCCACTCATTATTCTTACTCAACGTCTTTCCGTCATATTCCTCATCTAACAAATCACTCTCGATCATCTGTAACGCCAAAGGCACAACAGAACTACCTAAAGGTTTTCTGATAATCCTAAATATTGCCTCACCCGATTCAGGTAATGCACCAGCAGCTAACCATTCAAGTTGCTGAAAATTATATTTTCCACCAGCATCACAATTTTCTGCTCTACACCAATCCTTCCATCTTTCCTCAATCATTCCATTGATCTTCCTGTCCTTTCTATTACCTCTTAGCTGAGTGACATCTGACTGGAACTTCATTCCAGTTCCAACCGTATTAATCTGTGTAGTCCTCTTTGCCTGTTTCGCATAAGGATTATTTCTAACTAACTCTCTGGATCTATCTCTTAATTTCCGAAGACTTGCCTTGATCTCAGCATCAGCACTACTTTGACTACTCATCCAGTCAGAAGTAAGCCTTGAAATTAACGCCCCTTGATAAGACCTAACTGGTCTTTTAGGTTTGACAATATCTGAAACAGCAGACTGCCCGAAACCATCTCCAGAAGTCCAAAATCCTTTCCACGCATTAATGACTCCCATGATTAAGCTCCGAAACGAACGTGAACAGCTCTAGGATTGCCAAGGCCATTAGCAATTTTTTCCGCAGCCTGTTCTCTTACTAATTCTGCCTTTAATGCTGCTTTTAGCACTAAAAGTTCGCTTAAATCATACTTTTTAGCTGTTCTATTCCCTATTTTATATTCCTGAACAACACCATTATTTAATAAAGCTCGAATTGCAGCCTCTACTAAATCGAGATCCTTATTAACTTGGCTCCGTCCGTCAAACGCTGTAGGTGTTCCTGAATAACTTAAAGCAGCTAAGACTTCAAATCGACCAGTTAATATTGTTTGTTTTTCTGCTCCAGACTTATCTGCAACTGCCTGAAAATACCAATCTCCTGCATCAAAATTTGCACTTGTAGCAGCAGGGATTGAAAACTGCCATCCATCCGTGTAAACCGTACTGCTAACAGTTGCCCCTTCTGAAGCTGTGTTTGTTCTTAAGTAATAAGTAACAGTCCAATCTGGACTACTAATAGGATCACCAAAAGCATCAGTAGTGGAATTATCCCTCCACTGAATAAGATCTCCAGCTCTAATTTGTTTAGGAATAGTCACTTTTTTTACCAATTACCGACAAAATTTTGCCGATTAGCAGATTTAGTTCCCTTTGATCTTAGCGGAACCTCCTGCTTAGGCTTCTCTGGATTACGCCTTTTCTCTAATTGATCCCACATTGTTCGTCGATCATATCTTTGCCTAAACCTTTCAAACGCTGCCCATGAGTACACCATTTCATCTAGAGCTTCATTTCTTGCATTACTTTTTTTCATCCAAACACGTTCTTGATACCCATGCTTGTATCTTAAAACTTGTCTCTCAGCAGTTAATTCTTCAAAATAATCATGCGTAATCGTTGGATAAAAATGAATATATCCTTCTCCCTTTTCTGCATTCTTCAACTTGTTATGAAGCGTTGTTTTTATAACATCAACTCCAACTGGAAATAATTTCACACCTCTTCTTAATGCCTTTCCCGAAAAAGTTATATCTTGCGTTGTTGGTTTGCCTAACGGTGGTTTACCTTTTTGACCTATACCTTTAATACCAATTAAACCTAATTGAGATCTTTCCCTAACGTACTGGTAAGTTTCCTGCGTGTAGTGGCCTCCAGTATCTATCGCTGCACTCTCTATTTTCATTTCAAATCCATCTTGATTTATATATTTCCCCATTAACACTTCATCCATCTGCTTCCACAAATCTGCTCTTGCAGGAGATCCATAAATAACTTTTCTATCGACAAGGAACATCTCTTCATTCCTACCAAAACCAAAAACCGACATCGATAAACGATCATCCTGGACATCACATCCCATACATAGAACTAATGCTTCTGGTGGTGGGACTGTTATTTCATATTTAGCTTCTGCTGCTCTTTCCATTAAGGCATCAGCACCAACCTTACTTGCATACTCGTCTTCCCATGTCTCTCCTAATGTCGTGTTGATCCACGTTTTTAACTGTTCTGGATCATGTTTACTTAACTCAAATTCTTCAGCCAAATTCGACCATTCAGCATTTGGTGAATAGGAATAAGCAGCCCAAATATGAAAACCAACATGACGACCATTCCCTGGTTGAGTAGGTCGCCACTCACCTCTTTCTACCATCCATCTTTTTTTATTATGTGGAATTAAAACACCACATTCTTCACACGCATAAGAAACATTATCTGTATCTACACCTTCCCAACGCATATTGGGCCATCTTAAATACTGCATATGACCGCATTCTGGACATGGGACGTAGTAACGCTTTTGGTCTGTCTGATTAAA